ACCTGAACATTCAAGAAAGCAATTACTTGAAGGTAACTGGGACGTAAATGAAGGTGCAGCGTTTCCTGAATTTAACAGAAAGATACACGTAGTTGACCCATACAAGATACCAACTAACTGGACTAAGTTTAGAGCGTGTGACTACGGATACGGAAGTCATACAGGAGTTGTTTGGTTAGCTGTAGCACCAGATGAGTCACTAGTAATATACAGGGAACTGTACTGTTCTAAAGTTACAGCAACAGACTTAGCTGATATGATACTTGACGCAGAAAAAGAAGATGGCACAATACGATACGGAGTACTTGATAGTTCACTGTGGCACAATAGAGGGGACACTGGTCCTAGCCTAGCTGAACAAATGAATATGAAGGGGTGTCGGTGGCGACCTTCAGATAGATCAAAAGGATCTAGGGTATCAGGAAAGAACGAACTACACAGGCGTTTACAAGTAGATGAGTTTACAGAAAAACCACGAATAGTGTTTATGTCTACCTGTACTAATACAATAGCACAGTTACCAGCTATTCCATTAGATAAGCGTAACCCAGAAGACGTAGATACTAATGCAGAAGACCATTTATATGATGCTTTAAGATATGGCATTATGACAAGACCTAGAAGTTCTATATGGGACTTCAACCCAGCAACACAACGATCAGGCTTTCAAGCGGCTGATCCTAGCTTTGGATATTAAATATGGCAGAAATAAACGACCTATCATTTGAAACAGACGATGTAGTAGCCGCGCAAGATGCAGAAGATAAAATCTTTGAATCATCTAATGCGGTTGTTTCTTTTGTATCAGAAAGATTTAAACGTGCAGAGGATGCCAGAGAAGGGGATGAAGAACGATGGCTAAGAGCGTATAGAAACTATAGAGGCTTATATGGACCAGATGTACAATTCACTGAAACGGAAAAGTCTCGTGTATTTGTTAAAGTCACGAAGACTAAAACATTGGCTGCATATGGTCAGATTGTGGATGTTCTATTTGGTAATAACAAATTCCCTTTATCTGTGGACCCTACTCTTTTACCTGATGGTGTTAGTGAGTCAGTACATATTAATATAGACCCAGCAGCAGAATCTGGACTTGATAGTATAAAGTCTTCTTTTACAGACAGCCCACCAAAACCTTATTTAATTGGCCCAGACACAGAATTAAAACCTGGGGAGACACTAAGAGACTTACAAAAAAGACTTGGTGGTATGGAAGAAAAATTAGCTCCTATAGGTGAAAAACTTATTGAAGGGGGTGGAGGCACAGCTACAACGGTCACTTTCCATCCTGCTATGATCGCAGCTAAAAAGATGGAAAAGAAAATACACGACCAACTAACTGAGTCTGGTGCATCTAAGCATCTTCGTAGTATGGCATTTGAAATGGCCTTGCTAGGTACTGGTGTAATGAAAGGTCCTTTTGCATTAGATAAGGAATACCCGAACTGGGGCGAAGAAGGGGAGTATGATCCTCTTATCAAGACTGTTCCAGCAACAAACCACGTATCGGTGTGGAACTTCTATCCTGACCCAGAAGCTGCTAGTATGGATGACGCAGAGTACACAGTTGAACGGCATAAAATGTCTCGTAACCAACTAAGAGCTTTAAAAAGTCGCCCATACTTTATGGTTGATGGTATTGAGCAAGCAATAGATATCGGTGCTGACTATACATTAAAGCACTGGGAAATGAATATGGAAGATGATGATGCTAAACATAACGCATCAGAACGGTGGGAAGTCCTAGAGTTTTGGGGATTTGTTGACATCGACATCCTTGAAGATAACGGGGTTAGTATCCCTAAAGAATTAAAAGATTTACCAGAAGTGAACTGCAACATCTGGTGCTGCAATGGAGAAGTGCTACGAATGGTATTAAACCCATTCAAACCTGCACGTATCCCATATTACGCTGTTCCATTTGAACACAACCCATATAGTTTCTTTGGTGTAGGTATTGCCGAAAACATGGACGATACCCAAACACTAATGAACGGCTTTATGCGTATGGCGATTGATAATGCTGCGCTATCTGGTAATCTTATTATCGAGGTTGACGAAACCAACCTTGTGCCAGGACAGGATATGTCAGTGTATCCAGGTAAAGTATTCCGCAGACAAGGGGGTGCGCCAGGGCAAGCATTGTTTGGTACTAAGTTTCCTAATGTAGCACAAGAGAACCTGCAATTATTTGATAAAGCTAGAGTGTTAGCTGATGAAAGCACAGGCTTCCCTAGTTTTGCTCACGGACAGACTGGTGTGTCAGGTGTAGGACGTACTGCGTCAGGTATATCTATGCTAATGTCTGCTGCTAATGGTAGTATACGTTCTGTAGTTAAGAATGTAGATGACTATCTAATTGCTCCTATGGGCAGAGCTTTCTTTGCTTTTAATATGCAGTTTGATTTTGACCCAGACATACGTGGTGACTTAGAAGTTAAAGCTAGTGGCACAGAAAGTCTAATGGCTAATGAGGTACGTAGTCAACGACTAATGCAGTTCTTAGGTACAGTGCAAAACCCAGCATTAGCACCGTTTGCTAAAATGGACTTTATCATTAGAGAAATAGCTAAGAGTATGGACTTAGATCCAGACAAAGTAACTAACTCCTTACAAGATGCTGCTATTCAAGCAGAGTTGTTAAAAGGCTTTCAACAGCCCCCACCACCACCGCCAGAACAAGAGGGTATGGGGCCAGCAGCACCACCTAGTGGGGGTCCACCCCAAGCAGTGGCTGGAGCAGACGCAATGGACGCTACAGGAGGCGGAGGAGGCCAAGTAGGTACAGGAATGGCTCCTCTTCCAGGTGAAGAAGGATTTACTGGCAATGTCGCTTAAAACTTTTGTAAATAACAAAAATGAGTGGGATGCCTTTACTGAAGAACTAGAAGTTAGAATTTCTTTAGCACATCGTAGTTTAGAACAGGCTAGTACTTCTATTGAAATACACAGAGCGCAGGGTGCTATTATTGCGTTTCGCCAACTAAAGTATTTAAGGGATAAGATTAATGGCCCAAAAGACTGAAGAAGATAAAGGTTTTTTACAATCTACTGCAGACTTTTTTAAAAACTTAGACTACAAACAGTTAGCTGAAGAATCTATTCCTATTGTAGGCGAAAATATTATTATTGGTGATATAAAGGAAAACCTTAAAGAAGGTAGTCTTGGTTCTGCCGCACTAAATACAGGAGCATTAGCGGTAGGAACGGTTCCTATTATAGGAGATCTAGCCGCAAAGCCACTTAGAGCATTAGCTTCAAAATATCAAAAAGCACGAAAAAAAGTTGATAATATTGAAAGCAAAGAGGAGTGGCAAAAACAAACTGAAACTCTTAAAACTGAAGAACGTGCAACTACAGGAAGAGATCCAACAGGAAGAACTCTTGATTTAGAAGAACAAGCTGGTAAGTTTATAGATGAGACTAAAGAAAGTCAATTAAACACATATACTTTTAAAGCCAAAGTTACTGCTCCTACTCGACAAGGGGGAAAAGCTAAGATGGCAAAGTCTGGTCTTTCTTTTGATGTTCCTATTAGAGCAAGAACTGAAGAAGAGGCACGTATATTATTACGTCAGCATCCTGAAGTAGTAAAACGAAAAAAAAGAATAGATGAACGAGAAATTCCAATGGATGAAACTGCAAAGTCTCGTTTAGTTGTTGATGAAGTTTATATGACTGGGTTTAGTGATGATGCTATTATTGATGCAGGATTAGACACTGTTGAAAATGTTAAAGCAAAACAAAAAGCAAGAAGAGCTGCTTATATAGATGAAGTTCAAAAAAAACGACCTATAACAGAATGGAAAGAACTTCCTCACGAAACTACAGATAAAGCATTAGTATTTAGCTTAAATGATGGACAAATTAAAAACGGTTCTTTTATACTGCCTGAAAGAATGGCTACAAAATTAGGAGTATCAACAGCAAGAATAAAAGAAGGTGCAAAAGTAATGGGCAGGTTAGATATACCTGCCTATAAAAGATACGATACTTGGATTGTAACTAATACTGTAGCAGGACAAAAAGGTTCAGTCTACTCTAAAGGTTTGCACTATACTAGTAAAGGAGATGCCCCTATCTCTTTTAGAGCTTCTCAAGCTCAAGGAGAAAAAATAGGGACAGGACAAGCAGATAAAATAGGATATGCTACTATAGTTGGGTCTTATAAAAGTACTTCTCCTGAACAAATACGAAAGTTAGCACAAAAATATTTAAACGATCCAAAATGGACACAAGTGGGGTTTGACCCCCGTAAGTTAGGTTCTTTTTATACACGCAACTTAAAAGGTAATTATCCAGTAGGAACTTCTGTAACAGGAGCAGATGAAGTATTGCAGTTAGGACCATTAGTTTTAGCAAAAAATGTGAAGGTAGATTTAGATTATGTCGGATATAACAAAGGAGGTCCAGTAATGGCACTTGAAGAACAGACTGATATGGCATTTGGGGACCAGCCTGTAAAAACAGACCCTGTAAGTGGTAACGAAGTACCACCAGGTGCATTACCTTCGGAAGTCAGAGATGACATACCTGCTCGATTAAGTGAGGGTGAATATGTTGTTCCAGCAGATGTCTTACAATATTATGGCATTAAGTTCTTTGAGGATCTTAGAAGCAAAGCTAAAATGGAACTAGCTAGTATGGAAGAAAATGGTCGTATGGGTGGGGAACCTGTAGATGATGCTTCTATGGAAGGAATGGATGACTTACCTTTCTCTGATGAAGAACTAAATACATATGATGATGGTCAAGATGCACCCGTAAGAGAATTTGATGAGGGCGGCCCTGTAACAGAAATGGCTTCCTTAAATCCTAGTACCTTTATAAAAACATATATTAACGAAGAAGGTAATAAATTATATATTAGGTTTGTAAATGGGGTAGCTATACCACCAGTACCACCTGGATATACCGAAGAAGGGGCAATAGTTGACGCAGATGCTGTAGATCCAGTGGCAGAGGAGGAACAAAGAAGATTAGAGAGGGAGCGTAATGAAGACCCAGAAAGAGATCAAAGCATTTGGGATGGAACTAAACCGCCTATTAGAATGACAACAGGCGAGTTAGCAATGGCTATGGCGATACATAGTGGGGGGACTAAAGTTAATTTAAGTTTTCTTCCTGGCACAGCCTTAGCAAAATCATTAGGTAATCTTTTAGGTGGTAGTAGTAGTATGTCTGAAATACTTCAAAAAGAAGTTAATAGAAGACTTGAAGACACTACTAAATTATCAAGTAAAGAATTAAAAGCACTAACAAATATGTCTAATTTAGATATTACTAAAATAGAAACTTGGAGAGATACATTAAGTAAGCCTTTAAGTGAAGGTGGAGCAGCAACATCTCTTAATAAACTTAGTGATATATTTAAAGGCCGTAACGATCCTACACGAACAGGCACTGGCATACAGACGTTTGACGGAGATTACGAAACGTTTTTAGATCCTTCAACAGCAACCGCAACTTCTAAGTTTTATAAAAATAAACGTGATGCCGATGCCGCTAGAATAAAACTAACAACAGATTTTAAAGGGCGTACTTTAGATGAAAGGCTAAAACAATTAGAGGGTTTAGGCGATGAAGACAAAGAAAAAATAATAAAAGGTACCAGTAGAATAAATATAATAAGGGCTAAAGATAAATTACATTCACAACAAAAACAAAACGATGCTGATGGGGACAGAGATTCTAATAACAACAACGAATATAAGCCTACAGCCACAGAAGTAGGGCAACAAGTCGGTAAAGGCTACACAGGGGGATACGGATTTAATAAAGGGGGACTAGCTTCAAAACGTAAAAAGAAAAAATAATAGCTACAAAAACAACTCGATAATAACAATAAGGCTACCCAGTAAATTTGCTGGCCCCAACATAAAGGAGTAACTAATGTCGGAAGTAGCAGTCCAAAAAGAAATACCTGTAGTGGTAAATTCCCCAGCACACAACAGAAACGTAGCTCGTGCAGCTAAAGATCAAGAAGAATTAGATCAACTAATGAAAGATGCAGGGCGTAGCCCTAACGTAGAAACTCAAGAAGATATATCAGACGACCACCCTTTAAATAAAGTTGAAACTAAAGACGAAGATGAAGGTTTAACTGCAGAGGAAAAGTCTTTTAAGAAACGCTACGGTGATTTACGAAAATACACATCTGAAAAAGAAAAAGAAATGCAGTCTCGTGTAGAAAAGCTAGAGTCTCAACTTACCCTAGCATCAAAGAATGAACTTGTGTTACCTAAGTCTACAGCAGAAGTTGACGCTTGGGCCAGACAACACCCTGATGTTGCTGCCATAGTTGAATCAATTGCAGATAAAAAAGCAACAGAAAGATCTACTGCTTTAGAAAGTAGAATGAAAGAGTTTGAACAGGTCAGAGCAGACGCAATACGAGAAAAAGCTGAAGCAGAACTTGTTAGTATGCACCCTGACTTTGAAGCAATTAGAAGTGGTGACGAATTTCATAACTGGGCAGACGAACAACCTAAATGGGTTAAAGATGCACTATATGAAAATATGGATGACGCTAAATCTGTTGCTCGTGTCATTGACTTATACAAACAAGATAAAGGCATAACTAAAGCTACTACAATGTCATCAGACAAAGCTGCCGCTTCTTCAGTTAAAGCTAGAACTAGAACTTCACCAGAAGCAGATGAAACTAAAAAGTATCTTAGTGAGTCTGTGGTTAACCGAATGTCCCCCCGTGAGTACGCTAAAAGATCCGATGAGATTATGGCTGCTATGCGAGAGGGCAAGTTTACTTACGATATGTCAAAAAAGACTTGACACTTAGAATTTTGTAAGTATAACTATACACATATACACGAATTGTTTTATTTTAATGTATATGTTTCATCAAACACTAAGCCGCAAAGAACTACCCTATCAAGTATAGGCCCAGTTTAAAACAAGATCGACGGATCTAAAATTAAATTGCACCCTAGAAAACGACAGGCCCCTTTAGTGGATATAAGTTGTGTTTACTTCACATAGCCATATCTTAACGGAGGATTTTATACAATGGCTTTTTCTTCAGCAAGTGGGTACGGTAATTTACCAAACGGTAATTTTTCACCCATTATCTACAGCAAACAGGTACAACTTGCATTTCGCAAGTCTGCCGTTGCTAATGCTATAACCAATAACGATTACTTTGGTGAAATAGCAAACCAAGGCGATACAGTAAAAATAATGAAAGAACCTGAAGTTTCAGTAAAGGCGTACACTCGTGGTACTACAATACTGCCACAGGATCTTGATGACGAAGAGTTTCAACTTACTGTCGATAAATCAAATTACTTTGCATTTAAAATCGACGATATTGAAGAAGCGCACAGTCACATTGACTTTATGAATCTCGCAACTGATCGTGCAGCATATAGACTAGCTGACCAAATGGACCAAGACGTTCTTGGATACCTAGCTGGTTACAAACAGTCTTCACTTCACTCTGACCCAGACACAGTTAACGCAACTGTAAATGGATCTGTAGCAGTATCTACTGCTGGTACAGACGAACTACTTTCTAGTATGAAGCTAATCAAAAGTAGCTTTGGTAACATCACAACAAGTTCTGCAGGAGATCATTCGATTCCTCTTGTACCTCGTTTTGGTGGTGCAACTGCACAGCCAACTGCCACAGCTTCACCTTTACAGGTAATTGCTAGAATGGCGAGACTACTTGATCAACAAAATGTTGACTCTCGTAACAGATGGATCTGCTTAGATTCTGTATTTATCGAACTATTGAAAGATGAAGATTCACGTCTTCTAAATTCAGACTTCGGTGGATCAGGTCTTCAAAACGGTCTATTACTAAACAACTTGCACGGTTTCCGTGTATATCAGTCTAACAATCTACCTGCAGTAGGTACTGGACCAGGAACATCTGGCTCTGCAAACCAAAATGCAAACTTCGGGGTTATTGTTGCTGGACACGATAGTGCAGTTGCAACCGCAGAACAGATCAATAAAGTTGAGTCATATCGGGACCCCGATTCATTCAGCGATATTGTTCGTGGGATGCACTTATATGGCAGAAAGATTCTTCGACCAGAAGCTCTTGTTAACGCCAAATATAACGCAGCGTAGGGGGACATAAAAAATGGCTACTATAACATCACTTTTACTTCCTGCTACAGGTAACTCCAACAGAGGCCGTATGCCGTATCAAGTCGAACTAATAATTGACTTGACTGCACAAGCTATTGATTGTTCAGCACCAGATACAGTACAATGTATTACACTACCAGCTAACACTCACATACTTCACGCAGGTGTTCAAGTTGTCGAAAGCGCAACAATGAATACAGGTACAAATGCTACTATAACATTGGGTGCAGCAGACGTTGACGAATATGTTACAGCATTTGACATTGATGGTGCTTCAGATGGTGCATACGCTCCAAGTGTAACACCTTCAGCAGAAGTTGTTCTTGCTACAGCAGATACACTAGACCTTGTTTTTGCAGGTGACGGTGCTACCTTTACAGCAGGTAAACTTAGAGTTTACGCTCTACTAATGGATGTTTCAGAGCAAGGCAGCACATCCGCTGCTGAAGTTGCTAGAGACAACATATAAAATATATGAGGGGGCTGGTTTAACTGGCCCCTTCACCTCATTTATGTGAAAGATTATATACATGGCAGAAACTTATCTAACTTTAACGAACAAAGTTTTAGCAAGGTTAAATGAAGTAGAGCTAACGTCCTCTACTTTTACATCTGCTAGAGGAATACAAACACAAGCTAAGACTGCTATTAATGAAGCAGTTCGATATATAAATCAAAGAGAATTTAATTATCCATTTAACCACGCTACTGAAAGTAAAACATTAACTGCAGGTGTTGTAAGGTATGCGTTACCTACTTCAACTAAGGTAGTTGACTACAATACATTTAGAATAGTAGCTAATGACACACTAGGCAATAGCGGTGGTAAACTGGGCATCCTTGACTACAATGATTATATTAATAAACACGTAGATCAAGAAGACTTAATTATATCTACAACCTTAAATGGTTCACATTCAGATTCGGTTGCTACTCTCACACTTACATCGACTACTGGTTTAGATAGTTCTGGTAAAGTATATATAGGCAACGAAGAAGTTACTTATACTGCTATCAGTGGCAATGACATTACAGGATGTACTCGTGGTGCAAATAGCACAACTGCTGCTGCTCACGCTAGTGGTGTAGTTGTGACGCAGTTTGATGACGGTGGTGTACCCACACATGTTGTACGAACCCTAGACAATAATTATTTATTATACCCATACCCCACCAAATCTCATGTAATAAAGTTTGATTACTTTACATTCCCTGCGGATATGACAGCGCACGGGGATACTACAACTATTCCTGATCGTTTTGCTGCTGTTATTGTTGACGGGGCAACTTCTTTTGTGTATCAGTATAGAGGAGAAGTACAGCAGTATGGTATCAACTTTACTAGGTTCGAACAGGGCATAAAGAATATGCAAACTTTGTTAGTTAATAAATTTGAATACATTAGATCTACATACTTACCAGGTAATGCAAGGGGTGGCTTTAGCTCCTCACTTAGAGTAAATTAATGCCAGATAATTCGCAAACAAACCCTGCAGCATTTAATTGTGAAGGTGGATTAGTTTTAAACAAATCTACGTTCTTGATGCAACCAGGTGAAGCATTAGAGCTACGTAACTTCGAGCCAGATATTGAAGGTGGCTACAGACGTATAAATGGTTTTTCTAAATACGTTAGTGCTATAGTTCCTCAAACTTCTTCTTCTTCAGAAAAAGTATTAATGGTTGCTTCGTTTGCGGATGTTGTATTAGCTGCTAGAGGTACTAGTATATATAGTGCAACTCCTGGTGGTTCTAGTTGGACATCAAGAGATTCAGGTAGAACAAGCGCAAGCAAATATAACTTTGAAAGATTTAACTTTGACGGCACAGATAAAATAGTTGTGGTTGATGGTGTAAATGCTCCTACAGTATTTAACTCATCATTAGCTGCTACAGATGTAAGTGAAAGTTCTGTTGCTGGTGCTAAGTTTGTTGTTTCCTTTAAAGACCATATGTTCTACGCAGGTAAATCAACAACTAAACAAGAAGTTGTGTTTAGTGATCCTTTTGACGAAGATTCTTTTGTTAGTGGTCAAGGAGCTGGCAGTTTTAAAGTTGATGACACGGTAGTAGGACTTAAAGTCTTCCGTGAAGATTTATTTGTATTTTGTGAGACACGTATATTTAAATTATCAGGAACATCGAGTTCTAACTTTGCTGTTGTGCCTGTTACACGAAACATTGGCTGTGTTAACGGAGATACAATACAAGAATTTGCTGGTGACTTAATCTTCTTAGGACCAGATGGATTACGTACTATTGCTGGTACTGCTAGGATTGGTGACGTTGAGTTAGGTACAATTAGTTCTAACGTACAGTCTATATTTAACGATAATCTATCTAGTGCATCAGAGTTTGATTCTACTGTAATACCTGACAAAACACAATACAGAATATTCTTTACTAAAAGCACTGTAGCTGAAAACCAAACTAAGGGTGTTATCTGTGTTTTAAAAGGGCAGCAATTTGAGTTTTCTGAAATAAGAGGTATACGACCAGCTTGTACAGATAGTTTTGTTGATGAGGGCAACGTAATTGTTTTACATGGCGCATACTCAGGCGGCTACATATATAGACAGGAGTCAGGTAATACTTTTGACGGAGAAATTATATTAGGCCGATATAGAAGTCCTGACTTAACATTTGACGACCCAGGAATACGAAAACATATGCAGAGGGTTATACTTAACTATAAACCTGAAGCAGCAATAGATGCAGATTTATTATTAAGATACGATTATGAAGACCCAGATTCAGCTAGACCTGCAGCCTATCCGTTAGACTCATCTGATGTTGTTGCTATTTACGGTACGTCTACATACGGTGTACCAATTTATGCTGGTGCTTCACAACCTCTAGTTAGACAATCAGTTGAGGGTTCAGGGTTTGCGGTTGCATTAAGAGTAGAAGATGATGGGCAGACTGCACCCTATTCACTAAAAGGGTTTCAGCTAGAATATCAATTAGGAGCAAGACGATAAATGGGTGACACATACACAAGACAG